CATTGGGTAGTCATTAACCCCGTATTGCCTTGAACAAGAGGTACGCGAGGCGCGGGGATTTGGGTGATGTTAGGCATTTGTGCCGCTAATGATTAGTTCAGCGCCCACAATGTCGATCTTAACTGGATCAGTGCCCGACACTTCATACACTCGGTCGCGCAGCTTTTGCGTCATGCCTAGTCGACGCCAGATGGCGCGGAACCCATGCTCTCCAATCTTACCGATCGACGCCCAATGTTCGTTCGACCAAGTGTGGCCGCCGTCATCGGACCAGCGCAGCATAACTTGCGGATCATAGCCTTGGCCGATATTAAGCCCGACACCCGTTTCGCAAGTTAATTGAAGGCTATGTTGAGCAGTGCGCTTTAGATTGTTTGCGCCGGTCGGCAGCGCGCGCCAGGATCGCAACCATTTTTGTGGGCCGTTATTGTCGGCGTAAGTGGTTAAATCTAAAGAGTAAATGTTGGCGTTTTCAAAATCGCCAACAATAATAGTCCCGCCAAAATTGCATTGGCAATTGCCTCTATTACGGGTAAACGCGCCGTTTAAAAACCCTGCGCGCTCATGCCATCCTTGAGTAGCAACATCATACACCCAAGTCACGTTAGCGGTGGGGAAATTCAACACATAGAACGCGTGGCCGTCTTGTTGGTAGGTATACCCTACTGCATCGGTCATGTTGGCGTATTGTTGGATTTGCCACTCAATAGCGTGCGTGCTAATACGCACGCCGGTATAGCCTTGCGAACGGTAAACGATGCCTTCGCCGCGCGCGTCTTGCCCAAGCCAAAACAAACTGTTGTCAAGTTTAGCGACAGAAAACGCTGCCGCGCAGCCGATCTCGTTAAACGCACCTTGAATGCGCGTTAACGGAAAATCAGGCAAGCCCGCGTCGTACCAAACCTCGATTGAGTCTACGCCAAATAGCCAAGCCTCGCGGTGGTTGACGTTGATAGCGACCAAGCCGTCAGGTGAGCCTTCAGCACTGGCAAAAGACAGCGGGTCTACTTGAGTGCCGTCGAGCAATTGCGTAACCCACACTTTTTGACTGTTTGGCTCGTTATAAACAAAATAACCGTCAAGGTAGCCAACAGTAACCGCGCCCGTAAAGTCGGGGTCAGTAATCTCAGCAAACGCGTTTGTAACCTCGTTATAGATATACGACCGCGGGTTGCACGCAATAAACAGTTGTGTGCCGTTATCAGCGATCGACACTTGCCCTGTTCCGCTAATGGTGCCTAATAATATGGGGGTGCCGGTCAAGCTGTTAAGTTTATAGAACTCATTGCCGGACGCGACATAAAAGTCTGAACCGTTTGTTTGATGCGCCCACAGCCCGCGGATGGGGCCTGTGCCTACACTTTGCAAGAACTTTAGCCCTGGCGCGCGGTTTAGAAAGGCGGGTGTTTGCCCGCCTTCTGGGATAGTTTCAGGAAAGAGGTTAATCATCCTGTTATCCGCTGCGTTAACGCTACGCGCAACGTACGCGCTGCCAAGGATAGGCGTCTGCATTAGTAGTTACCCGCAAAGATATTAAATCGTTGACGTGTCGCCACAATCGAATACGGTATCGACATAACGTCGTCTGGGTTGTTGATGCGCTTAAGATTGCGCTTAGACGTCATAGCGATGCGCGACACTTGAGGGCTAGGCTCAACACCAAACTCAGGGGCAAGCTCGCACGCAAGGTTGTATTTAAACGCACGCAGATAGCCTGGCGGAAACGCCAAGTTAGTAGCAAGTGTAGCTGGCTGCGTAAGTTCTGTTACCGATATGATGTGCCACTCTAGAACCTTGGTAGGCACGGGGTACACCGTCATCGTAATGTCGGGGTAAGTCATGTTTACAAACATGACCTGTGGATAAGTTGACGTAACGGTTTTGACTGCAATACCGTCGTACTGTTGTTGATTGATTAACTTAATGCCGAATGAAATGCCAGAAGCAGGATCAAGAAAATAAGTCGCGTCATCAACCAAGATTGGGCGGTTTCCAACGAAATCTCCCGTAGGTCCTAGCGTGCGGGTTTTAAACCCAGGCAACCAAGAAAATATTTGATCTTGCGTGGAATACACCGACAAGCGTTCGGTATTCCACGAATCAATCATCTGGTTAAGTGTAGTAAGCCCATCTTGCGCGGTTGCGGCCGAAGGCGTTTCATTCTCGGCAAGTACGCCAAGTAACTTTAGCGCCCCATTAATTTGATCACCGGCTGTTGTACTCATGGCTACTCCGCGGTTTTACGTTTACGTTTTAGCTCGTTTACCGGCTCCGCCTCGGGCGTACCCAAAGTATATCGTACCCAGCCGTTTTTTTCATCATATTCTGCTTCGATATCCATCGTAGCAACTTTAGTGCCGTGCTCAGGGTGCTTGAGGTATATGTTCATTTTTAGTTGGGGGCCAAGGCCCCCGCCTTATTAAGTAATAGCAGCAAATTGCCATTTAGTGCCGTCAGAAATAAACATCTTTCCAGCGCCTGTGGCATTTGAAGTTGTACCGATTGAGCCTTTTGGGGCCGCCGTGGTAGTTGTGTTGGCCGTAATGGCCGTAGTTAAGAAGTACAGACCGGCTGTAGCGTTAGCCACAGTAGGGCCAGTTGTTGCAGTCGAAGTAAACGTGCCACTAACTGTAGAACCAGTAATAACAGCGTCAGCAATCGTAGTGCCAGAAACAAGCTCTGGATCAGCAAAAGCTACGCCAACAGGTTTAGTATTAGCCATAATTTTTCCTTATAAAACCCCACCCCGAAGGGCGGGGTTGTTACATTAGCTGATGCGGTATGCAGTCCATGTTCCGTCGCCAGTCTTACGCGCGCGGAAATGACCTGACGTTGCGGTGGTTACCGCAGCCGCTCCAACAATTGACCAACCAGTGCCAACAGCCAAAGTGATCGAATCTGCACCATCAGTGTTGATGATAAAGAAGTCAAATGCAGAATTGACTTTTTGTGCGCTCGACATATCTGCTTCCAACAAAGCGACTGTTGGCAATGTTAGGTTGCCAGCGGTGCCGTCAAAAACAAACAGACCATTTTGGAGTTGTGCAGCCGTTGCAGTTGCTGCGGCAGCCAATGCAAGAGGCGCGCCCTGAACAAACATAATTGCTTCGTCAGTTGCGCCTGCACCGATTTGATAACCGCCTGTGCCATTAGAAAGTGCCATGATAAATATCCTTAAAAAAAGTTACGAATGGGGGCCGAAGCCCCCACTGGTTTAGCCCCAGAGACGGACCGCAGTGATAGGACGGATGGCAGCGTAGCCATACAGAACATCAATACGGCAAGGCAGACGGTCGTTGTTGATGTCGTACTGACGTACGATACGCAACGAAATACCGTTGTGGACTTGGCGCGAAGCCATGTCAACGCCTTGTGGCAACAACAAGTCAGCCGTAGCAAAGCTAATAGCATCTTTGTGGTAGACCAAGTTCTGTGGATAGCCGGTATTAGCCGAACCAACCATTGTCACAACAGCAGAAGCTTGTGGGAACGAGTTGACAGTTGCCAATGCGTTGCCGGCTGTGTACAGAGCAGGACTAATGCTCAGCGTAGCAGTCGAAGAACCAGTGGCCACAGCAGTTACAACGAACTGTTGGAGGCTGCCGGTCGATTGACGTGTCTGTGGGTTAACAGCGAACACACCGCCGATAGTGAACACGTCGCCCACGTTCCATGTCTTGCTCGAACCAGTAAAGCTGATTGGCAATGTTGACTGACCTTCAGTTGCGACGGTTGACGTCACAGTGATGGCAGTGCCCCAATCGCCGTTCGTGTGGTTAGAAATGGACTGCGACATGTTGATCTCGTCCAGACCCAAAATGCCTTCACCCATCATGCCGTTTTTGAACTGGCGGCTGATAGTGCCGGTTGGGTTAAACAAGCCCTTCATGCCTTCGACCAGACCAGCGTTTGCGGCTGGGTTAACAGTCGCGTAGCGTGGTGACATAGGTGTGGCAAACTCGTTAAGCTTCTGGTTAGCTTGGAGCAGAACCAAAGAAGTTGAAGGAGTAGTACCTGGTGTGCCTACTGTGTTGGCGATGCCTTTGTACGAAGTTGCAACGTCGGCGTCAACCGAAGAGGCAAGCTGCGAGACGCGGGGCTTAAGAACACGCTCTGCGAAATCGTCCAATTGCATGGTCAATTCAGCGGAGGTGAAGTTAACACCGATGTGCTTCTGGCTCGAAACAGTCAGAGTTGTGAACTGTTCGTTGTCGGCCTGAACTTGCAGGGCGGCACCGTCAGTGACCAGAGCGCGGTCGGGTAGGCGGATACGCAGAGTCGATCCGATCTTGGCACCTTCAACGGCGAACGAGTCGTCGTATTGGCGGTTTACGTTACGTGTGAGCACCAGGTTGTTCTCGAGGATTTCGAGAGACTTACGGGTGATCATGTCGATGGTCAATAAACTATTTGACATGGTAATTCCTTAAAAAGTAAGTTAGCGGTTACGTAGCGCTTCCTGCTTTTTAATCTGGCGCTGCCTTTCAGCTTCAATCCAATCCGAGGTGCTCATCGACTTGATGGAGCGCGGGTCGGTTGTATCATACGAGGGTGCCCCCGTGCTTCTAGCAGTAACCGGACTAATAGGCGTTGGCGCCGATGAAGTCTTTTTTGTAGGAGGTTCAGCGGCCAATTTGGCTTCGAGCTTCCCAATTTCTTTGGCTTGTAAGAATGGCGATAAACGAGAAATCCGTTCAGCTTCTTTCGGATTCGCCCCTAAGTGGTATGCCACATCAGGACCAAGATCAGAAGCTTGAATGGTTTCGGCCATCACGCTAGTAATTGGAAGGTTGGGGTTGTAGGCGACTTGTTCAAAATCGTCGTACTTCGACCGCGCTTCTTCTTCCTTGTCGTGATAGGACTCTAAGATTTCAGACTGTTGCCTTTGTGCCTCACGTTGCCTTAGTAGCTGATCGGCTTTTTGCGCAGCAAGTGCATCTACATACGCTTCGGTCGATTCAAACTGTTCTGGGACAACGGGAGCAGTCGGGGCTTGAGGTACTCTCTGAGCCTGTTCTCTTTCCCATTTACGTTGCTCTCTTGCAAGTCGTTTACCGATCATCGCGTCGATTTCAGCCTGGGAATACTTCTTTTCCTCTTGCTGTTCAACTTGATTCTCGACTACTTCCGGCGCTGAAACTTCAGGTACAGGTGTTGCCGTAACTCCCTGTTCTGGCGCGGGCACTTCCGCTAAGGTTACTTCTTCTGACATTTTGTCGATTCCTGAGAATCCTCGGTCTACTGGGCCGATACAGTTATACTGATTATAACAACAGCTACCATTGTTGCAACAATTGGTAGCACAAAATCTAATATGCTTTTTAAATCCCATCCACGGGGTTCAAACCCACCGTACCAAGGCATATTTGCTCGTTTGCCATCGTAGAACTTTTGGATCACACGGTAC